TTCGTGAATCTCTTACTAATTTTTTCATATCGTTTACATTCTTGATTAAGCAGTTAGATAGCATCCACCTTGTTACAGGATTTCCCGAATGAATTATATTACCTGCATTTATTTGGGCCTCTATGTCACTCGTTGGAGCTGCAAAGTTTTTTACTGATTGGTTAAATTCAGCAGTTTTAAACCCTTTATTTTCAAAATGATTAGCCATGCTGCCGATAAACATCCTATCAAATGCAAGGCTTTTAAAATTAGGTAATTTACTTAATATCTCAACTATGTCATCTTCTATTAAGTCAGCGTCCATAATATTGCCATGTTGCTTTTTAATGTAACCATCATCAGCCCATTGCATCAATTGAGGCTCATTGTTTAATGCTAAATTTAATAGGTTCTGTTCTGCACACCACGAATATTCTTTAGTGTAAAATTTCTTATTTTCTTTATCAAAAAATAACAATACTAAACTGCTAAAGTCTTTTGATTGTGCAAGGTCTAACCCTGCCCAACATGGCAATGACTCAACATAACTCCAATCAATATCATCTTTACTTGTTGCCATCCACACATCATCAATTATCCATCCACTACCACCGAAAACCCAAATGTTTAAATCGAGTTGTTTAAAAGTATTGGTTTTATTAGGGCTATTAGTTGCCTCAATAAATTCACTTCTTATGTAATCAATCTTTTTTGCTCCAGGCACTCCCAAGTTTGGGTTAGCTTTAAACCATGATGACTCCAACTGCCAATCATCATCTTTATCAATTGAGTAAATTACTCCAAACCATGACTCATCTTTAATTACCCCACTTAAAATATCACTTGTCATTTTGTGATGGTCAAAGCAAATAGTATTAATATCTTTGCCACTTGTGGTAATTTCAAATATTAGCGGCTGAGTTCTTGCAGATATTGAGGTAGTAAGTAAGTCTATTATAGTTCTATTGGGATGCTCATGTACTTCATCTACTACTGCTGCATGAGTATTGTACCCAGATTGCTTTTTGCTGCTACTCAATGGTTCAATCTTACCTGCAATTAATGGGTCTTTAAAGTGAATATTTCTTTCAAATACTTCTAAGAACTCTGATAAATCTTCATTTTGATATATCATTTGTTTGCACTCATTAAACCCTTGTAGAGCTTGACCTCTATGAGTAGCAGCAAAATATACCTCAGGGCCTGGCTCTCGGTCAGCCACAAAGCAACACAAAGCTATTGCAGTAGCTAATGTAGTTTTGCCATTTTTACGAGGTATCTCAATATAGGCTTTTTTAAATCTTCTGTACCATTCTCCATCACGTTTGTGCTGCCATCCGAATATTGATGCAACAATAAACTGCTGCCAAGGTTGTAACTTGATGCATTGACCTGCTGCACCAACTCCCTTAGACAACTTCAACATCTGTATAAAATCAATATACCATTGTGCTTTTTCTTCATCAAATTTATATACATTTTTATCAAGTGTATTAAGGTCTTTAACGTGCCTCTTACAAGCATTTACAATATGCTTACAAGCTGCTTGTTTACCGCTAATAACATCATCTATATATTGATTATATGTGTAGTTATCTGATATCATTCATCTAGTGAGTAGTTTTTAAAATCGCAGCATATAACTGCGGTTAGTATTTTATTTTTCATTTTAAATTTGTTTTTAAAGTTGTTGGTATTGCGTAAGGTTGATGTGTGTAGCTCAACCCTGACTTAGTAATCACCCAAAAGCCATCAAGATAGACAGTTGTAAACCCACATTTACAATGCGATTGAGGTTTGATTGCTACTTTGTCATTGCACTTCTGACAAATAGTAGAGTTGTAGTTTATTGGAGTCATTAATATCTAAATTTACTTTTGTTAATTTGTCCCTTTTCAATCTCATTTATTCGATTAAGTATTTCATCTGCTGACTTAACTCGCCTTACCTTATTGTTTTTATATGATTTAACCCACTCTGTTGCATTGTTTATTACTTTTGATACATTGGTATAGGTCGCATCTTTTTTGTGCGTTACAAGGCTTAATTTACAATCTTGTTCTAATTCTTTTACATAATCTTCAAAGCTCGATGGGTTAAATCCGCATATCTCTGAGGTGGCAATGAGCATTTTTGCTTGTTTATTTATATTAAAATTGGTCATCATCTCTATTTGGTTCTATGTTTCTGTTTGGATTAGTGTCGAATGATGGAATTTGTAATCCTAAATTTTTAAATCTTGTGTATTTACCTTCAAATCCAAGTCTAATTGTACCAACACTACCGCCTCTATTTTTTGCTACAATTATTTCAGCCATGTCTATTGCACTTTCGCCATCTTCAAATGTTTGAATACCGTAGTATTCGGGTCTGTGAATAAACATTACCACATCACTATTTTGCTCAATAGTACCCGAATCTCTTAGGTCGCTTAACATAGGTCTTTTATCTGCTCTCTTTTCGCACTCCCTACTTAGTTGAGATAGTGTAATTATTGGGCAGTCCATTTCTTTTGCAAGTATTTTTATATCTCTGGTAATGTTGCTTATCTCGTTATCTCTATTTTGAGTTTTCTCTTTTGTCTTAATGATTTGAACAAAGTCAATTCCGATTAAACAAATACCGCCATAATCTCTTTTTACTTTTTTAGCAATGGCCCTCATCTTGGTTGGTGTAATGTCAGCAGTATCATCAATCAGTAAGTTAGTATCATAGTATTTATTTAAACCATCAACAACTCTGATGCTATCTTGTGTAGTTATATTACCTTGAGCAATTTTATGAGATAGTAATTCACTTTCAGATGACATAATTCTTAACATAAGCTCTCTATTTGTCATCTCTAATGAAAAGAATAACACCGCCTTGTTACTTTTCTTCGCAACATTGGTAAGTATATTTGTCAATAGAGATGTCTTCGCCATAGCAGGCCTAGCAGCTATTGTGATGCTTTGCCCATTCTTCATGCCTTGAAGAACTCCATCAATGTTTGTAAACCCTGTTTCTATCCCTTCAACTTTTATAGGCTCATTCATGGCTTGGTCAAGTTGTTTTATTGCAGTATCAACTGACTCTTTGATGTGTTTAAGGTTAGTACTTGCACCATCAATGTTTTTTATCTTAGAAATATTGTTGTCAAACTCATCCATTAACTCAAATATATCTTCATCAAGTGAGTAAACTTTACTTAAAATATTGTGAGCTTCTTTTATTAAGTTCCTTCTAAGAGTAAGTTCTTTTAGATAAAAACATTTGTGTTGGAGTTGTGAGACATTAGTAAAATTATTGCTTATTTCAGTTACACCAATCCTACCACCTACTTGATTAATTTGATTTTTATCTTCAAGTATTTTAGATAGTGTTAATATGTCAACTGCTATGTTTGATTTATTCAGTTCAAGTATGGCATTGTAAATTATCTTATTGCTATGGGTATAAAAATCATCTTCAGTAAGCAACATTGATACTTCATCAATAGTTACGTTGGTAGAGTTATTAATCAAGCAACTTAATACTGCTCTTTCAAATTCTAAATTATGCGGAGGTGTGATATTATTATTCAAAATTCAATACTTTTTTTAAGTGCCTTGGTACTTCTTGAACTTGTTGCATAGTTTGTTTTATTTTTTTAGTTTCAATAGCAAAGAAACCAGAGTAATTATTTGCAATAGCACTTTCAATAATTTTTTTAGCAGTATCAATATCATTATTAGACAAACTTAAAAGTTTTTCATACATAGCTTCTGTAGACTTTAAAGATTTGTAAGTTTCTTTTCTATCTTTTTTGTAATCTAACCATTCGATTACCAAATTTAACCAATCTAAATCTTTTATAAACTTTTTTAATTCTGCCTTTTCTTCTTCTTTATCCTTATCTTTATCCTTATCTTTATCCATAGCTCCTTGTAAGGGGCTTATAAGGGGCTTATTTTTATAATCTATTTGGTATTTATTTAAAAGATTGATTACAGAATTATGAGCTCTATTATCTGGATTTAATGCTCCATATTGAAATTCAATAAAGTCATAAATAAACCATTTTTCACCTCCATCAATTTGTAAAATCTTTGAACCTAAATATTGCAAAGCTAAATCTAAAGATAATCTTTCTCCTATTTTTATTTGAGCAACTTCTAAATCTACTTGCCATATCCCTGCATGGTCACACTCATCTAATATGTACAACCAAAGAAGTTTATAAGGAGCTTTCATGTTCCTTATAAATGGCTTTTTCCATTTCTCAGAATCAGTGAATCTTTTTGCCATCTTTCTTAATCTGTTTTTTGGTGTAAATACTTTTAGCTTTATTAGTGATTTGAGTCAGCTCTGATACCGTTAATCTTTTAGAGTAATACATTAAATTACACAACTCATATAATTGATTAGGAGTTATCAAGTTTAAATCTATGTACTCTTTAATGATTTTCTTGTACTCTGTGACATCTTGATGACAAGTATGGCATAATGTAACCAAATATTTTAATTCGTATTCGTACGGCTTTAAATCCTTTTTGTAAGTAATGTGGTGTACTTGCAAATTCTCTTGAGTATCTTTACAAGCAATGCACCTGAATTTATCTCTTTTAAATACATCAAGCCTTTTGCGTTGCCACCTTGGGTCTTTTAAAAGTTCTGAATATGTTGGCATATTAAATAAAAAATACCCATATACAAAGCTCCCCCATCGCTATATTCAAATAGCTAAATGACTCTGTACATGGGTATAAATTTTTAAAGATTTTCATTAAATGAGGGATTTAACATTGCAAATATATTGGTAAATATTAGATTTACAAATTAAAAAGGCAAATCATCTTCGCCT